GATGCTCCAAGTTTAGTGAGTGCTGGCGTGACTCCCAACATCTTGTTGAGTTGTTCACCTCTGTACATTTGTCCAGATGCAGTTTTCTGGCTTACGTTTTTATATCCACCTGGATACAACGCTGTCATCAACGTACCAGAAATAGCTTTAGTTAACTGTTTCTGTAGACTATCTGTGAATTGTTTATTTGCATCTCTAAGTATTTGGTCGGGCGATTTAAATATACCCTTAGACATTGTAATTCTATTACTCTTAACTTCTTTAGCAGTAATGCGAGTATTCTCTTTGATGCCGCCCAATTCTTTTAAAACTTCTTGAGTGCGTTTGACAGTTTCGCGTTCTGTGTAGTATCCTTTAGCAGCAACTTTACGCAAATACACATCTACCCACGCTGGAGTTTTATTTGCCATTGATTCTGCTACACCAGCATCACCTATTTGAATCAATGGTGTTGCAGATGTTGGAATTTTATTTGCACCAACAGCATCTAGATCAATAAATGGTGTTGTGCTAGGAGAATCTACTTCAAGCGCAAGTTTTTTTGCTTCTGCTTCTGTTTTTCCCTCAGACAATGCTTTATAATATTGTGTAACTGCATTATCTGTTAATTTTGTATTTACTTGTGCTGCATATCCAGGAACATTAAATTTAGAAGACCTTTGCTTTACATTAGGCACTACAGGAACATTTCCTGTATCAGGTTTTTTATCGTTCTCACTTGTTTGTGGACCAACAGCTGGTTTATTTCCACCACCAATTTTTTTACTCATCAGCGCATACACTTCTTTTAGTGTGCGTGGTATAGGAGGCGTGCCTTTTTTATAAAAGATGCTTGGATTGGCTGCCGCAGCGGCTGCGCTAGCATAAGCAACTGCTAAACCATCAGGATCTTTTGCATACGCTTTTAAAAATCTGATTGCACCATTCTCATTTCCTCCAAGCCCTAAAAAGTGAGCCATGTAGAGGTCTGTTTGGGTGATAGGACGTCCTAATGCTTTTTCTAAACCAAGGCGATTTTGTTCTGTAAAGAATTCTGCAACTTTTCTTGATTTAGCTGGATCAAATCTGTTTTTCAGATCAAGATATCCTGCCGCAGTTACACCAGGAACTTTAGCAGCAATCATTTTATTAACGGTATCGGTATAAGTTCCTTCTGTAAATTGAAATAATCCAGATGCAGTCTGACCTGGCATTGGATTTTTAGCATTAGCGTCACCGCCCGATTCAGCTCTAGCTAAATTATCAAGATAATTTCCAGTAGTAACTACCTTTGGCACGCCAGTTACGTTATGAGATTTGCCGTACTTTTCTTTCCACGCTTTCTGTCTATTCTCTAAAGTCAAAGGAGAATTTTTAATTTTCTCTTGTGCTGCATTATTTTGTGCAGCTTTAGCTTTTGTTTCAAGGCTTATTTTTTTAACTATGTCTGGTTCATTCTTAGCCTGCTCTCTCAAGTCTTTTGCTTCTTGCTCAAAAGTTTTATCTGGCATTGGCGCCACAGGCAAATTATTTTTTACTGCATCTTTTGTCTGTTTATTTTCGGTTTTTCTACTGTAGTATATCAAACCGCCAATGGCGCCAGCAAGTAATCCAGCTGGAGTTAATAGCAAACCACGCAATGCAGTAAGTATCAATCCTTTAAGCATAGTGATAATAGATCCAGCTATTCCAGCAGCAGCAATTCCTCCACCGACAATCGCACCTGTAATTGGTGACGCCAATGCTCTTAGCATGACACTACCTACCATACCAGCTATTCGTTTTCTCAATAATAAAGCGAGTGCTCCACCACCCAACTCTTTAGCATTGTTTTTCAGAAAATCAAAAATTCCGTTTCCACCACCACCTCCACCGCCTTGACCATCTTTATTGCCACCGGCGGCGCCACCAAATCCCGAATTCTTAATTGCATCAATGAGTGCTTGATTTTGTTGTGCTTGTTCTCTAGCTTTTTCTTCGTCAAACATCATCTTATACTGTTCGGCTTGTGCAGACGCTTTAGCAACACTTGCTGCCATTGCAGTATTAGAATTTATTTGTGCTAACTGCTGAACCATTTGTGTGAATGGATTCCCAGTGACTGAAGGTTTTGTTTGAGATGTTGTTGGTGTTGTTTGAGCCAGTGCTTGTTTCGCTTGGCCCATACTACTTGCATTTTGTCTTAGACTAGAAAATGCACCATATCCAGCAACAAGGCCTGGCATCTCAGAAAGCATTGCGCCTTTGAGTCCATATCCAAAACCTTTAACAATGCCTCCAGCAGTTTGCTTGAGTGAGCTTCCTAGTGCGGCGCCGTAATTACCTATTGTTGCCATATGCTAATTATCCTCTGTCAAACACAGAGTCTGGATCGGCTTCTGCAAATCTTGCTGATTTTCCCGATACTGATTTTGATGTTGCACCAAAGCCATTTGGTGTTGGTGAACCAAAACTACTGGACGGTTCGAATCTGCCTGTTGACGGCGAGCCATATGTTGCTGTGACGCTTTGTCCCATGGGTTGCATTTCGACACTGTTTGCTCCTGCTAGTTTTTCTTGTGTGCGACCAAATGCTGCGATACCAATGATAGCACCCATAGACAAATGAAACAATCCTGCGCCCTGTAACGTGATTGGTTGCCATGGAGTAACAGGTTGTTTCAATGCAGCTTGTAGTATAGACCACAATACGGGAAAAAGAATGAAGTCAGTCACACACGTTGTCATATAAATCCAACCCATCATTGGACGCCATTTGGTGTTCATCCAATCTTCTTTTTTCTTGTCTGCTTCACTCAACTTTTCGTATTCTTTTTGCGTAGCCATTGATTTCAACCTCTTTTGTGCATTTGATTTTGTTGTTGTATTCTGTCATTTTCTTCTTCTATATGTTGACTTAATAACATTATGTAAATATCACGCTCAAAAGGAATCATATCTTCCAAATCACTTAAATTGTATTTATGATGTTGCATCAGGGCAAAATTGGTCTTATAATAGTTTAGTAAACTATCATGTCCCATCACAATGCGAAAAAATTGGACATTCCCTCCAAAGTAACTTCATCATCGCAACTACACTTTGAACATTTCCAATTGATGGTGTGTTTAAGTTTAGGCATTGTTTCAAAGAATTTCATCACATTAGTAAATTGTTCTTGAGAAAGGTTGTCGATAAATTCTGACAATTCTTTTTCTGAAGAATCTTCTTTTTTATACAATTCGTCTTTGTCGTAGATATAGTCAATGCTTGCAACTAACATTTTAGATGCAACATCTAGTTGACTCAAGTTTTCTATATCCATTTCAGCAAAATCCGCTGTTGGATATTTTAACTTAATGCCCAATCCAACAGTTTCATCAATGATAATTTTATCGCTGTGTTCAATTGATTTTTGAACTTCAACTTCCATAATGTTAAATTTAAATTTAGTTGCGTTGTCACACTCTTCATCTTTGGAATTTAATCCAGTAGGATGTCGCAATTGTAAATCTACTACTTCACCGATTGATTTGCCTCTCAATCTCATAAAGAAATATTCTAAATCAAATGTCGGCAACTTATCAACATCAACATTGTCACCGATAACGCAATTTCTGATAATTTGTTTTACTGCTGTCATAATTGATTTTGGTTCTCCACTCTCTAATGCAAGTAAGAGAATTTTTTGTTCTTTCACTAAGAATGGGCGATATTGAACCGGTTGACCAGATGATGATAAAGTCAATTCAAAGATGGGTGTGTTAATTTTTGGCAAAGCCATGATATACCTCCAAAGGTGTTAATGATTAAAAAATTGTAATTGTTTAAGATGAAATATATTCATTATATTTCGCGTATGTATAATGACGATAAAACAAAGTGACTCCAAAACGTTGATATGAATTTGTTTCTTCCCATGTCGCATTCATAGCGGATAATGCAGTCGGGTAAATATCATGCATCTCATACTCAATAATAATTTTACCAGCTTCATTTAATTGTTGAACTTGTAATGAAATCCCTCTAGCATAGTGTTCAAAGTATGAAACTAATCCTCCACCGCCAACGCCAGATTTCATGCCCGCTGGAGCTATAATAGAATCCATCCAAGATTCAAAAAATAAACGTTCTTTCATGTCTGCTGAACATATAATAGAAAGTTGAATGTCATTGTATGTAACATCGTATGGAAGTTTCAATGTAGGACCTCCGCCGCCAGTGTCTTCTGATGTTGCAAGTGTGCGACCAGGAAATTCAGCCTTTTCGCACCGAAATGAAAATTCATTAATATCTGTTACACCATTAAGGGCTAAAAAAGCGACAAGTTGATTGTTTTGGTCACTAGATTCCCATGCAGTTATACTAGCTTTAAATAAGTTGGGACGAACTGGTTTACCAATAGCAGTTTTAAAGTCTGAAATATTGAATATTGAGGTTGCCATCTTATGTTCTTCCTATTTGTTTGCGTGACTCTTCCCAAACACGACCCGTGTCTGCTTTTCTGAAAGACTCTGTTGGTAGAAAGATAGCAATGTCCCATTCGTTCACTTGCACTTCTAAGAATTGAGAACGTACACGACTTCTTAAATATTTCTTTAGCATTGGTTTAAAGTATCTATACTTAGATGCAGATTGTAGAATAGAGTATGAAATTTTGACTTTTGTTGTGTCATCATATTTTTTGTTTGTCAACGTAGAATACAATGCATTCATTAATTTAGCACGTAGAACTGGCGGCAAGTAATGAAAGTTGATCCCTAAGAACCCATCAGAGTCCATTCTTACGGGAAAAACTAACGGAAATGTGTCGTAATACGGCAAATCATTTTTTGTTTTTGGATCATATTTGAATGCATACATATATCCAAATTCCATTGACGAAACTTTTCTTGCTTCATCTGTTCTTTTCTCAAAGACACCAGGAGTTATGTTTGACATTAATTTGCCTGCAGCCGACCTGTACCATTCCCTGGCTGCAACTGTTCTTGCAGGAATGATGCCTTGTCTAGCGCCTTGAATGAGTATGTTATCAAATATCATACTTCTATTTATCTCAAATCTTTATCAGTTATGATTTTAAATTCCCAGTTTCTTTCAGTTGAGTACTTTGTTGCTGCTTCCCACTTTGCTTGATTGACACCCCATGTCATTACTTCATTGATAAATCTTCTAGTTGGTTTACCATTGGGTGTGTTTTTTCTAACTGGAGGGCGCGTCTGTATGTCTGGCTTGACTTCAATCAATACAGATTTTATTTCTCCGTTTCTGTCTTTGTATTTCATCCAGAAATCAACAAAGTATCTGTGATATCTATTGTCAACAGGAGACACATACGGCACGACAACTTCTTCAGAAGACCATTCAAGTATGGATGAAGTTTCATCACAGTATACCATGAATCTACGTTCCAACAAACTACGATACGTAATATTTGTTGGGTTACCTTTGTACTTTTGATAGTTTTTAGGTTTAAATTTACCTTTGTATGACATAAATAGAATAAGGATTAATATAAGGAAGATGAATGTCAGAAATAAGAACACCCTTTACAATAATACGTGATACTCCCACGTATCCCGATAAAGCCACTGAACTGATATTTGGTAGTGACTACGCACATTCAGAATATGTCATTCCTATGGCCAGATTTAAATTCTTTGATGCAACAGGCGCAGAATCAAATGCACCAAGTATTTATATACGACTTGGTGGCACATTTAATACACAATTGAGTAATGGATATCAAGAAACGTCGGGTATATTTGGAAGTGTTACGCCAGGATCAACAGTTGGCGTAGAGGGACTAGGAGAGTTTTCAGCATTACTAGGTAAAGTTAAAGGCAGTGCTTTAGAAGCAATACAAAAGGGCTTAGCAAATGCTCTTGGTGCTGGTGTTGGATATATTGCTAGTGCTGGCCAATCTGGAAAACCTCAAATAGAATTTTTGACTAGAAAATTATTTAACAGTTTTCAACAATTGATATATCAAGGCCCTAGATATAGAGCATTTCAATTACCATTTAATATGAAACCAACAAGCTATGAAGAAGCAAAAATAATGCGTAACATTATTCATACGTTTCGTGTAGCATCATCTCCGAGATCACATCTTGGTGATACGTTAAAGAGTGACCAAGAGGCAATATTGGAAGGCTCTGCTGGTTCAGCAGATGAAGCTGAAAGAATCGCAAATGAATTAAAAACATTGTCAGAAGAAGAGCAAAAAATAAGACTAACTGAGATGGCATTAGATTCATTTAATAATGACACTGGAAATGAGATCGTTACAAAATCTGATGCACCTTTAACATTTGGATATCCAGATATGGTTCAGTTAGAATTTATCTTATATAAAAAAGGCTCTGGCAATAGCTCAGGATATACTGACACTATAACCATGTTATTTCAGTCTGACTATTGTATGATTGAGAATGTTGGTTTAGATTATGGCGCACAAAACAAAATGGTATTTCTTTCAAGTCCAGAATCAGCCACTGCCGGTGATTATTTTCCATCTGAAGTTAATATGACAATTGCGCTAAAAGAAAGCGTGTTGATTACAGCAGCATATGCATCAGCAGAACACCAAACAGCAGGCAGAACAATTTTCTAATCATGTCAATATACACATACTTTCCAAAAATAAATTATAAAATTGATGAATATGATTCGTTAAGAGCGATTGATATAACATCGGCTATAAAAATAAAAGATTATTTGAAAAGCTACAGAGGTATATTATTTACGCCGTACATTGTAAAAAACGGTGATCGCCCTGACATTGTTTCAAATAAACTTTATGGTAATCCAAATTATGATTGGATCATATTGATTGCAAACGACATGTATAGTGTATATGATGACTGGCCAAAAAACTCTTTTGATTTAGATGCTTTTATAATTGAAAAATACGGAAGTATAGCATCAGCTCTGTCTACCGTAAAATATTACTACAATTCAAGTCTTGATATTATTGACGAAACAACATATACCAATCTTGCTTTAGATGCAAGAAGGTCAGAAACACAATATGAATACGAGTTGCGAGTAAATTCTAACAAATCAAAAATAAAAGTTGTTAAGGGAAGTTTGATTACTGCAATAACATCAGACTTAAATACAATTTCAAAAAGGCCAGTATTGTAATGGTAGCCACAAACGCAAATTTTCCAGCATTCACTAGATTTTCTCCTAACTTATCGGAAAAATCAAAGATAGAAATAACTCAAGATCCAGTAACTCGTGCTGGAGTTGGATCTGATGTTGATGTTAAAGAAATTTTCTTAATTACTGCGTATGGCGAAAAGGTAGATTTAAAAGGTGCATTTAGAGACATTGAAATTATTGAAGATATGTTCTCAGCGTCAATTGAAGGTGTCATTACTATTGACGATACTGGTGGTGGTTTAGAAAAGTTTGCATTACGTGGTGGTGAAACTATTGGTGTTAAAATTGCAAAACCAAAAAGTGATGATGTAATTATTTGGAGAAAAGATTTAATATTACACAAAATTAGCGAAAGCGTAGTAGATCAAACTACTCTGAGTAGCATATATCAATTACAGTTTGTATCAAGAACTTTTGTCAATTCAACTAAAAAATGTTTATTTAAAAGCTATAAGAATATGTCGATTGGTGATGCAGTGTCATCTATGTTTTCTGAGATGGGCGGTCAAAACGATTTAGTTTTAGAAGATCCTAGAATCACTTTAGAAAAACCATTTATATCTACAGGACTCATGCCACATAAAGCAATTGAAGCCATGACACATAGAGCATGTGCGAAAGGGGACTTTTATGTATTCTTTGAAAGATTAAATCCAGTATTCGCAACAAACACAGAAACAGATGAACCTTTTACTTCTTCATATTATTTTGGTAGCCTAAACAAATTAATTGCAGATTCAATACAATTTGGTGTGTACAATATTAAATTTTCTGAAAAACTACAAGCAAACCAAGAAGATTCAACAATAAGAACTCTTAAGTATGAAAGAAGAGAAAATTTTAATCATTTAAACGCAATGTTATTGGGACTTTACAACACAACGATTACGTCAATTGATCCAATATCAAGAACACATGCAATGAAGAAATTGTCGTATGCAAATGGTGAAAATGAAAGCACAGATTTTTACTCATTTAAAACGATTGATAATTTTAATATTTTTTCTAGATATGATGATATTGCTGGAGAAACTCCAGGAAGAAAATTAATTGTATCATCTTTAAATGATTCAGTAAACAGAGATGCATGGCTTGCAAATAATATCTACGGGCATTTGAGCAAAAATCTATTTCAAATTGGCCTTGAGATTGAGGGTGGTAAAAATAATATTGGTGTTGGACACATTGTGAATTTTACGATTCCCAGTTCTTTTGAAAAGTTGGCAGATCCATTAAATCCAAGTCCACCCAACGATAAAATTTATTCTGGTAAATACTTTGTTGTGTCAGTAGTTCATAAAATTTCATTGGGCGCATATACAAAATCATTGGAATTAACTAGAGGATCTGTGCCTTATGATTTTAATACTGGACTTGGATCAGCTCAAATTGAATCATTTTTACCAAACAGAAGACATAGAAATAACACAGCATCAACAGCAATAGTTGATAATTACTGGAGAAAAGGCCTAATACCATGATGAAACTAAAATTTTCAGAATATGTAGATTTAAAAGACTACAAAGCATTTCAGCTTATAGAGAAACAAATTCTATATAACAATGGCGCAAAGTATGGACAGATTGTGTTTCTTGCTGGCGGTGCGGGTTCGGGTAAAGGATTTGCAATTAAACACTTTATGCAAGGGTCTGAGTTTAAAGTGCGTGACGTTGATGAATTGAAGATTGCATTTCAAAAGTTAGATGCGCTTGGCAAATTCACGACACAAGATTTGTTAAACAAATATGGCGACAAGATTTCTGAAAAAGACAAAGAACTTATTCAAAGAGAATTGCTTGACAAGAATTTAAAGATGAATCAATTAGATTTGAAAACGCCAAGTCATGTTTATATTTTACACATTCTTATTCGTGCAACTGACGTAAAAAACAAGACATTAGATTTAATGCTTACTGGCGCTGAAAAGGGTCAATTGCCAAATCTTATCTTTGATAGCACATTCAAAGAAGTCACAGACATGACAGATGTTTTGCCGAAACTGTTTGCTGCGGGGTATGAAGCAAAAAATATTCATGTATCTTGGGTTCTCACAAATTACCAAATTGCAATAAAGAACAACAAAACTCGGTCTAGAGTTGTGCCAGAAGATATTTTGTTTGCGACTCATGTGGGTGCTGCACAGACGGTATATAACTTAGTGTCTAAATCTATGCCACCAGAAGTTCAAGGCGGTGTTTATGTCATTCTAAATAATCCAGAGAATACAATTTTTATTCTTGACCCAAAAACAAATAAACCATACAGAGACAAGAAAGATAATCCTGTTGTCAAAGACTTTAAGTATTTGGTGATTAAAGAACCAGGAAAACCTGCTAAGAAAGAATTTGATGTGAAAATACAATTGCTGACTTGGATTAGGGATAATGTTCCTCCAGGCGCAGTAGACACATCAGAGTTAGACAAGTTATGAAAAAGTTTAAAGAATTAATAAAGGGCATTAATCTTTCGCGAGAAGAATGGGAAGAAGAAGTTTTTGGTCCAGAATTGATTGAGACACTTAAGCAAGTAGATGGCAAGTGGGCGTTAGTTTCTAAGAAAACTGGTAGACCATTGCGCTATTACAAAGGTGAAGGTAAGCCATCAGATGAATGGATTGCTCAACAAGAAAAAGAAATTCAGTACTTCAAGAACATGGGATAATTGATGAGAAATTTTATTGGACAAGATGGATTTGTTTGGTGGATTGGAGTTGTTGAAGATATAGACGATCCTCTAACACTTGGTAGATGCAAAGTGCGATGCTTTGGATATCATCCTGCAAAGTCAACTAATCTAGTTCCGACCGAAGACTTGCCATTTGCTCTATCAATTCATCCTTTAAATACACCAAATCTCTACGGAACACCCAGAGTTGGTGAATGGGTTTTTGGTTTCTTCTTAGATGCGCTATCTGCACAAGAGCCTGCAATTTTAGGATATCTTCCTGCAATTCCACAAGCAGCAGTAGAGTATTTTGGTACTGCACCAAGTTTAACTAGAAATTTTGCAAACGTATCTAATAAAAGTGATATTTTATGGGACACAAACGGTTCAAGCATTAAACTCGGATCTTCGGGCGGTATAAATATTGTTGCAAACAATCATAGTACAATTACTTCAGATAAAACTATTACTATCAACGGAGCAGAAAATTTAATCTTTTCTTCAAATAGTATAAGTATTGTTGCAAACAATCATA